TGCATCTTGTATTTACTAGTGTAATAAACTACCAATATTTCCTTTTAGTAAAAATATCTTTTTCATCTTCAGATTTGTTGTGTTCTCTTTTTCCAAAGAAATCATCTTCTTTAACAATTGTTGGATCAAACCAATCCGCCTTCTCCGATGCCCATTCTACCCACTTTCTTGTATCTTCATCTAACTCTTTGCGCTCAGTAACTGCCTGTATGTAAGAACGAATTTCACAAGCCTTCTGATAATCTTTTGATTGATTCAGTAATTCCCTAGTTTTTAATACTTCGATCTCATATCTTTTTTTCTTTTCTTCTTTAATGCGTTCTGCTTCTAGATATTTACGGTGATCTTCCTCACGTTTTTCACGAATAACACGATATTCTTCTGATATTTTATAAAGTTGAATCAGCATTTCACCAAGACGATTTTCTAGCTTCTCATTTTCATTATCCCGAAAATACTTACCCTGCTTAAATGTAACACGTAACCGTCCATTATATATTTCATCATATTTACGTATTTTAGGTTCGGAAGCCCATTTGCGTTGCTTTACGGCGTCCTTATAAACTAACATCTGCTGAGCCTCCTGCTTTGTCATTACATGTGGAACTTTATCTTTTCCCTCTGCGAAGTGCATAGTTACAGTATCTTGCCGGATGGTTAGTGATAAGTCATCGTTTACTTTTCCACCCAATTTTTCTGTCGTTCGAAATAATGCATCCAGTATACTTGCAACTCTCTGCATAGACTCAGCTGATATCTCTTTAAAATATGTAGGTTCAGCATTTTCAGAACGGTTATAATTACGAGAATATCCTTTGGATTCGTTTGCTTTGTTCATCTTTTCCCATTCTGCAATTTTCTTTCTATAGGATACTAACATTGGATGCAAGTTAGTTCTCTTCTCCAACTTAATATTCTGTATAGCATCTATTACAGTAGTTCTCTCATTTTCTGGTAAAAAATCAAGCGCTTTATCTATTCCATCTAAAAGAATGTCAGCAGTTTTGCTGCTAATAGCTGCTTTCATTTCTTCATTACCTTCTGTAAGATCTTCTATTTTAAGAGGTGATATCGGTTCCTCTCTATTATCAACAACTGCTATATTTTTTACTTTGCTGCTTGCCAGAGCTAATTCAACTTCTTCAATAATGGAATCTGGCAATTCAATTTTTTCAGCTGGTTTTCCACAAATAAGTTTAGTCCAATAACCAGAAGGTGGAATGGGTATTTGAGCTTTATGGCAGCTTGTAAGCAATTTTCCATAATTAAGATTATATTTTTTTGCTACACCACTTGCAGAAATTTCCCATAGTTCTTGATAGAGATCTTTTCTCTTGAAAATAAATGTATTTTTATCACTCATTAATATCATCCTCCTTATAGTCAAAAAGCGAAAACGCATATTCAAACAAATCAATATCACCTATTTTGCGTCTTCGCTTAAGATAAAAAGCAGGTCTTTTTTCATTTCTTGAAATTGTTCTATAATCGTCTCAAGGTTCTTTTCAATGTTTTGGACTTGAACCTCAGATATCTTTCCATATTTATATGCAATCAACCGTTCAGCAATAATGTGATAGCTCCAGCTGTCTGTATAGCGGTCCTCATTGTGAACTGCAAATCCAATTGGTAATAAGTCATTCCTCATTCCAATGCTCACAGCCATGGGGGATATCCCTAAATAATCACCAGCAATTTTGCATGTAATTTTTGATATGTTTCTAATTTCATCCTCTGTATATTTTGCCATTACAAAACCTCCTGAAAATAATTTACCTCCCATTTCTTTATAGCTAAATTATATCATATAATCTAACATATTTTGAAATTATGATATATTTTGCATTATTTACTATCAATATTCTGTCATAAGAATTTTTTCAAGAATATGAATATCTACATATTTTTACATTCCATACTTGTCCCATCTAATAAAGTAATAACTAAGCTATTATTTCCATCTACTGCCTGTATGTGTCCTAGCGTCATAAGGCACAAATTCTCATCAAACATTTCAATAGGCCTAGCTGATTCCAGTATCTCTATAAATGACTTTAGCCTATATTTCTTTAGGAAATTGCCATTTTCCATTTCAGCTTGCCATTTTTCCAAGAAATGTTCCATGTTTTCCACCAAGGTATTAAACACATTTATAAAGGCAGCTTTTAATACTTCTTCATCAATGTGCTTACTCTCACACCCTTTTACTCCTTTAGCCTTATATCTATTGCTACACATCCAAACTTTCCGTTTACTCTTGCCATCGGGTTTCATCCAGGTCTTTCTGCTATAAGCCGCTCCACACTCACAGCATATAATCTTACCCAAAAAAGGCATTCTAGTATCTAAATTCTTTATGCCATGTTCCTCACAGAAAGCTTTCCGTCTTTGCATTTCTAGCTGAACAGCTTCCCAAGTTTCAGGTTCTATGATAGCTGGGTGACTTTCCTGTACATAGTACTGCGGTACATCTCCGGTATTTTTTACTCTTTTCTTAGTTAAAAAATCAACGGTATAGCTCTTTTGAAGTAAGGCTTCTCCTTTGTATTTTTCATTTTGCAAGATGCTCTTAATGGTGCTTTCATACCACTTAGTTGTACCATTCCAGTTCTTAACCTTTTCTTCTACTAGCGCTCTTGTAATGTGAGCTGTTCCTTTACCATCTAGAAAATCTTTATAAATACGTTTTACAATAGCCGCCTGCTTGTTATTGATGATAAGATTGCCCTCACTGTCCTTGTCATATCCTAAGAATTTCTTCTCATTAATAGTTACTTTTCCTTGTTCAAATCTTCTTCTTACACCCCAGGTAGAATTTAAACTAAGACTTAAACTTTCCTCTTGGGCTAAAGATGACAAAATAGTCAATAAAGTTTCGCCTGTAGAGTCTAATGTGTTTATCCCTTCTTTTTCAAACATAATTGCTATACCTAATTCCTTTAACATCCTTACATACTGCAAACAATCAAGGGTGTTCCTGGCAAATCGACTAATTGATTTGGTGATAATCATATCTATTTTATTAGCCTTACAATCAGCTATCATTTTATTAAATTGCTCACGTTTCTTTGTGCTGGTGCCTGATATGCCTTCATCTGCATATATTCCTGCTAGCTCATATTCTGGATTAGCTTTTATTTTATCCTCATAGAATCTCCTCTGTGCTTCAAACGAATTTAATTGCATTTCTTGATCTGTTGACACCCTACAATAAGCTGCCACTCTTTTCTTTATCACTGGACCCACTTCATCATTAGTTTCTTCTGTTCTTACTGGTATAAATGTAATGCTTCTCGCCATTCTGTATCCACTCCTTTACAATAGTTTCTTCCTTTATATTAAGCCCCTCTAGCGCGGCCTCTTCTACAGCAGTTCCAGAGCAGGTATCCTTTCCTTTTTTTATATAATTGCTACATTGCCAGATTACCTTCTGGCACGGCTTTCCACTATTCCAAACTCTACGTTTTAATTTACTTCCACACTTGCTGCATATCAGCATTCCAGTGAAGGCGTGTTTACTGCCCTTGCTTTTGGGGGTTTTCCTTCTCTTTGTTAGCTCCTCTTGGACCTGCTCCCACATTTCTGTAGATACAATAGGTGAATGATTTTCTCGCACATAAAAACTCTCTCTTTTATTAATGTTTCTTTTATTCCTCTTACACAAATGGTCGGGTCTATAATATTTTTGGAGTAGCGCATCACCTTTATATTTCTCATTCTTCAATATTTCAAGAATAGTAGTATCATGCCAACTGGCGCCGGTTACCGTTGGAAGACCTTCTGCATTTAATTCTTTAGCAATTGTAAAACTTCCCTTACCACTTAAGTAATCTTCAAAGATACGTTTTACAATTCCGCCCTCTTTTTGATTAATGACTAAGTCTCCATATTCATCTTTGTCATAACCTAAAAAGCGCTTTGTGTTAAGAATGAACTCACCTTTTTCAAACTTCTTTCTAATACGCCATTTAATGTTTTCACTGACACTTCTACTTTCTTCTTCTGCAAATGCAGAAAGGGCAGCAAGCATCAGCTCGCCACCCATCGATAAAGTTTTTAAGTTTTGTTCTTGAAATTCTATTTCTACACCTAAAAGTTTTAACTCTCTTACATACTGCAATATGATAGTTGTATTTCTAGCAAATCTGGAAACAGATTTTACAAGAATCAAGTCTATTTCACCAGCCCTACATAGAGACAGCATCGTTTGAAACTCTGGCCTATTATCTTTAGTACCTGTATACCCTTTATCTGCAAAAACACCAGCGAAGTCATATTCTGGATTTGATTTAATAAGCCTTTCATAATATGCTGTTTGATTTTCTAGTGAGTCTTCCTGTGAACTACTACTGGTAGACACCCTGGCATATGCACAAACCTTCTTTTTAACTACGGGTTTAGCTTTTGGCTGCAATATAGTAACCTTCATTCATTTTACCCCTTTCATTTTAGCTACTACATTCATCACTCTTGTGGTGCTGTAAGTCAAGTTGCTATTCCACATTTATAATAGGAAGTTTTCTTATTGTATCATAGCTTACCTTTATCTTCTCATCAGCTAAATCTCTAAGCTTCACATAATTGTTTCCTTCTATATTAATAGCCGCTATTTCTCGTAGATTTCCATTGATTTCAATCTTCATCGTGTTCAAGGATTGTACTGCCATTTTATCAATCACATCCTTTTTGAGCCGTTCCCAAGCAGATGGATTTTTGATGTAGTATCTTGGACAGTCTTTGCCGGTTACATCGTAGTGTCTGATAATATCCTTCATAGGATCTAGCTGGTACCTTTTACAGATATCAGCTGTAAGCTCTATAAGTGTTTGATAGGTTATTTCCAAAAACTGTCCCTGCCAGTCTGGATGGCAAACCTCAATTCCAATATGATCCCCATTAGCATTACTGGCATGATAAGCTACTTCAGTTTCTGGAATACATCCAATGATTTCTCCTTTAAGCCCAACAATATAATGGGAGCTGGCATAGATATAATCACCTTTGCTGTTTTTCTTTCCTAATTTAAGGGCTTCAAAATAATTTCTATTGGCCTGCGCTGTTGAACCCGGATTAGCTACCCAATGAATAACAATCCCTTTAACCTTTCCAATAGTGATATGAGGTCTTGAATATTGATTAATCGTGAGGTATTCATGAGTGATCATCATTTTTGTCCTCCTTCTTTAACTGCTCCAAGATATTTTTAAGACTTTCAGGAATAGGTAAGCCTATCCTACCCACATTCTCTAAAATGCTTATACCTTCGTTTGAAAGGTAAAAAAATAGAACTGCAGTCCGAATGGCACTACCGTTCTTTATTAAATAAGAATCAATTATATGAGCTACTGCTACTAAAACAAATATCAAAACCTTTTTAAAGATTCCTTTAAACCCAACTTCACTTGAAACCTTATGCTCTAGCACTGCCAGCATAAGGCCTGTTAAATAGTCGATGATGACAAAGGTAATTAAGGCATAGATAAACCCATCAACCCCTCCAAGAAACCATCCTATAAAGGCTCCTATAGCTGTAAAAATATATTGTGTTATTTCCATGATACTTTTCATATACTTATCTCCTATTCCTAGTTACTTAAAGCGGCGAAATGACATAGACATAATAAAGCTGCATAAACATACCATCTGTAAGGTTAAGTCGCTTGGCTGAAATATTAAAAGATTGATTGTAATTAAAGGCTTTAGCTGGAGTAATAATAGTTGAAATCCTGCCATCCGGATCAAAATAATTGGCCGCCGAACCTTCATAGAGGATCTTGCCATCTACTTCGATTTTAAGCATAGCCTTAGGGGTGGCACCACTCCAGTCATCCCAATCAGCCAAATCCCATCCACCAATAAGTACAATCCCTGATGAAGGCAGATAATAAGCTTCACTGCTTAAAATAGTTCGGTAAGTGTTTGACCTTAAATAATTGACACAGTGTTCAAAATCACCGCTATAATACTCGCAGTTGACTACATTAAACTGTGAAACATCTGGTAATGCTCCAGGTTCACCACCACTACCTGTTCCGCTGTCAATCGGAATACCCATGGCTGCAAGACCACATAAAAATCCATTTTGAAATTCAATAGAAGGCATTTAACCACCTCACTTTGGAATAGCTGTTGTACTCCAGCTAATCGGAACAGTCACATTGGTCTTAAGATTTTTTAAGGAGATGATTTTCCCAGAGCTGTCCGTAGTCCAGGAAAAGCTTGTTTTTATTTCACCATGGGAAAGTTCCATTCCATCATTATAAAAGGAAGCTCTTGTAAGGGCATCGCCGGGTAGTTCAATAAGGCCTCCAATATCTATCACTTCGCCCAGTGGAAGCCCCTCTATACCCTTTTCACCGAGTTTAATCTGATGGGTGACTCCTGTGCTTGTAACATATTTCAAAATAAGACCATCTAGTTCTTTGTAAATAAAGCCCTTACCTCTATTGGTGGCACCGCCCGCATCTGTTCCTACACCCCAAACCATTAACGGGTACTGTGTATTCCCCTCTGTCATCCCAAACTTAAAAGAAGCTTTGACGCTTTCTGTTAGAACTTTTCGCACTTTAACCTTAAAAGCTTCTAACTGCTCAGGCGTAAGATTTTTATAAATATTTGCTGGGCTTGTGATTGTAAAGTACTTATACGCAGCTGGTTGGTTATTAATAGAGGTATAATAGATCTGATCGCCATCTTTATTTTTATAATCCATTGTTTCAGTAGCACTTAGGCTTTGCGTAACAAACTCTAACTCTTCCTCTTTGATGCGTATGCAGTTCCTTAGATTTCCTTCTGGAGCATCCTTTCTAACATCCAGAGCATCAAAGTTTGTTTCTAAAAACTCTACATTTAAATCGCTAATCCAGACATTCAAAAGATGCGCAGTATTGGCACTAATCACCTCTTTATAAAATACCTCAACAATAACTTCTGGCGCAATCTCTTGCACTTCATTTGAAATCATCTGCTGAATATCTGTAAAGTCTTTTTTTCTTTCGCCAAGCTGATAGGTATCTGCTTCTTTAGTAAGGCTTTTGTTATAGCCAACTATCTTGTAAATGACTTCTTCATTAAGCAGCGTATTATGAATGGTGACTGTTTGTCCTAAGCTTAAAATAGTCCGTTTCATTTTAGGGATACTGATAGAAATGCTGCACCTTGGTTTATCTATTGTAGAAAGATATTCAGTTGCTTTGCTTTCCAATGTTACCATATTGGCAGCCTCAAACTCCTGATAGCCCTCTCTGATAAAGCTGTATTTAGATGCATGTGGACTGTCTGTTACACCTGATAATTTTCCATCACTACTTCTAAAGAATAATCTTGTGACGACATCTGATACATCTGTATTTTCATTAAGGGTCGTGAAATCATAACCCTTTTTAAGGATTAAGGGATTGTCTTGCCAGTTACTGTTTTTGAGATTTATTGTTAATCCCTCATAGACTATTTCTGTATCTGTTTGCTTGATGAGTTCTGATAAGGCATACTGGGCATTGTTCTTTTCTATTTTAAAATCAAAGATTCCTATATCATCACAAGTACCCACTGAAAAAATGGTTCCTGATAAGATTTGCATAAGAGCCTCAGAAAGTGTAGCTGAGGATAAATCAAGAATATCGATCCATTTAAACATGAGCAGCTGTGTTTGAAAAAGCTCTGCATTAATAGTGAGCTCTATTTTTTCTGTATCACTATTAGAGGTATCAGCACTGACATAAAAAAGGCCATCCGTTTTAAAGATGGTATTATGATCGATTAGGATATGATGCTGTTGGAGGTATTTGCTTAAAATAGAAAAAGAAAGGCCATAGTAACCATTTCTTTCTCCAGTTATGCTGCCGCTGGTTACAGGAATTTTGGCATAAGGGTTATTAAGATCTTCTAATCTATAAAGCTCTATCATGTCATCACCCCTATGGTTCTATTCCGTGTTTTCTTAAGGCTAAAAAGATACTCTGCAAAATACTGAGCGTTTTCCTTAGAATTGATAGTCATGTTTTGAATAACAATATCGCCACCAGAATAATTGTTATTCACGTTGCCGCTATTCCCTAAGCTATTGCTAGGAACAGATAAGTTTTGTATTTGAGGCATGAGATCTAACTTTGGCATGCCTTGCATAACGTTTACAATACTTTCACTCATACGCTTAGTGTCTTTAATGACCTCAGGAATACCTTTTAAAATACCCTGTCCAATACCTTCTTCTGCAAAGTCTTTTTGAAATACTTTAAGTGCAAGTCTTGAGGGGGAATGCATATCAAAAGCGCTAGTTATGGTTCCCCATACACTGCTGGCCATATTTTTAGCAGCCTTCACAATCATTCCTACTCCACTTGAAATACCGTTTGCTATGCCCTTTACCAGGTTCCAGCCCACATCTGACCATTTAATCTCACTAAATGCGTCTTTAATCGCATTAACAAGCTTTGGAGCTGCCTGCCATAATTCAGGTATGGCCTGAATAAGCCCCATGGATATAGCCATAACAATCTTAATGGCTGCTTCTAAAATAGGACCTAAATTATTAATGATATAGGTAGATAGACTTACAATAATATCAATAGCCACATCAACCAGTTTGGGTACTGCAGCTACAATGTTCTCAACTAATCTTTGAATAATAATTGGAGCTTTTTCAACCAGTTTAGGCAAAGCCTTTATAAGACCATCTGCTAGTGCAGTGATTAGGCTGATAGCTGCATCAATAAACTCTGGTAATTGATCTAAGATGGCAGTAATAAGATTTAGTATTCCTTCTACTATAACCGGAATAAGGTCAGGAAGAGATTCAGACAGACTATTTACAAGGGTTACAACCAATTCAATGGCTGCTACTGCAACATCCGGTAAACTATTAGCTAAAAATTCAATAAAGCTTTCTATAAGTTCTACAGCCATTTCAGCAAACATAGGTGTGTATTCTTGAACACCTAGAATAAGGATATCTATAAGCTCATAAGCTGCTTGCATAAGTCCTGGCAGTATCTTTGGCATAACACCCATTAGAGTTGTTCCTAGGCCTGATAGAATATTTTGAGCTATTTCTAAGAACTTAGGACTCATCTGTGATAATTTATCTGTAAACTCCGTAATGAAAGTATTAAGAGATTTTGAAAAGCTTTTGAGACTTTTATCATCAAAGCCATTTTTTAGAGCGTTAGCAAACTCATTAAGAACAGGCAGGATATCTTTTCCAAGAGGAATTAGAATATCAGTTTGTAAAAGGCGGCCTATGCCTGTAATGGCACTGCCCAGGTCATTATATCTAATGTTATTGATCTGCTCTAGAGTATTTGCCGATTTATCAAACTCACCCTGAACATTTGTCAGTGCTCCTATTGCTTCAACGCCTAAGTCCTCCCACATAGTGCCGAAAAGTCCGACTCCAGCTGCATTCTGAAGCACTTTATCATCACAATCGATTAAAGCCTTAATCACCTTGTCAAAGGCACCTTGGGCCATATCACCGCCTTCAGCAAAACGTTTAGTAAGTTCTTCTGCATCAAGGTTTAAGCCTTCAAAAGCATCAGTAGTAGTTTTGCTGCCATCTTTGACTCTAATGCCAAACTCTTTAATACCATCTCCTAGTTTATCAATGCTAAAGCTTCCGCTCTCAGCACCATTTTCAAGCATGTTGAACATTTCTTCTGAGTTAAAGCCCAATTGTCTAAAATGCACACTATACTCATTAATTGTATCCAGCAAATCGTCATTAGCATTAAGACCTTTTTGTGCACCTTGAGCAATTAAGGTATAGGCCTCATCAGCTGACACTCCGAATTCTTTCATCAGCTGATTAACGGATCTGGTGCTTTCAAGAACTTCAAAGCCGAAGGTGTCTCTTAACATGATGGCATTGGTTGTGGCAGTCTCCAGTTCTTTACCTATCATGTTGGTTTGTTGTGCCACAAGTGCCATACTGTCAGCTATGTCCTGAAATCCCTCGCCAAAGTTATTTTTGTAAATATTCATCATGCTATCTTCTAAGCTTTTCATTTCACTATCTGTAGCACCTATCTGAGCTTGGAGACTATTAAGGGCTTTCTTTGCATCATCAGCACCTTTTACGGCTGCTACTCCAAGTCCTAAAGCCGCAGTCCCTATTGCAGCAATAGCAGTAGCCGTTCCTTTAACAGCTATACGACCTACGCTTTTAGCTGCTGTACCTGCACTTTTTCCGAGCTTTGAAAGCTTGTCCTCTGATTTTTCAGTCTCCTCCCCTAGATCCTTCACTTCTTTGCTGGAATCTTCAGCGGCATCTTCTAGCTGTCTTAAACTAATACGCGTCTGTTCTAGCTCACGATTAAAGGCTCTATATTGCTCGCCATTAATCTTACCTTCTCTAAACTGACGGTTAACCTGCTCCTGAGCAGCTTCTAAGCGCCGGAGTTTCTCGGTGGTGTTGGAGGTTTGGTTCTGAAGCAATTGCATTTTTTGAGCAAGGAGCTCTGTGTTTCCTGGATCGAGTTTAAGGAGTTTTTCTACTTCTCTAAGTTCGGATTGCAGGTTTCTGCTGGTCTTGTTTACATCACTCAGAGCCTTCTCCAGTGGCTTGGTGTCTCCGCCGATTTCAATGGTAATTCCTTTGATTTTACCTGCCATTCTCTCACCTCCTCCCTGTTTTGAGCAATAAAATAGCACCTACTTGTTTAAAGTAAGTGCTAAAGTTTTTATTAAATTAAACTGTTATCTATTTAAAATCTAAATAATATGCGCCACCGTTACTTATATTAACATCTCCTGAAAAGTGATGAAATCTCCAATTTCCATCCGTATCCTCCTCAAAATAGTTTTCTTTGCTAAATTTCTTCAAATGAACATATTTCTCTATGTCTCCAACAAACTTTTCTTCAATACACAAGTATTCGCTAAATAGTTTACCAGTATCCCTATCATAACGTTTTTCTATATAAGCATCTGTGATTTCTATACCTTCGTGATAAATAGTAGGAAAGAAATTAAAATCTTCTAGAAGCCGAAGATCTTTCTCACCACTATTGCGATAGTCTGCAAAGAAAAGTTTCAAAACTTCTTCGGATTCTTCTCCATACACAGCTTTAAATTTACTTTGCAGATCAGTTCTAGAACCTCCTTTTGCCGTAATTAAATCAACAATAACACTCTCTGTTTCTTTTAAAATATTGGTAGCTTCATCTAAGTCAAATGCACTTGTTTCTATTATGTCAGTTTTATATCTAGCTGGCGTTTGATAGCAACCTACAGTTACCATACACACTGTTACTATAAATAATAATTTCAATCCTTTTTTCACTTTCTCACCTCAAACAAGTTATTTATAGTCTGAATATTTATACAAATTATTTTATCACCCTAACTGGAATTAAGCAAGAAACTGTTTGTTCTAAAAAGTATTATAATCACTTTGACTAGCTTTCTCGTATATTCACCAACGTTTTCTTTTCCTGTATGCAATACATTATATACATTTATCGGTGAAAGCCTTCTCCAGTGGCTTGGTATCTCCACCAATTTCAATGGTAATACCTTTGATTTTGCCTGCCATCCCCTCACCACCTTCCAGTTTTTAGGCAAAATAATAGCAC